ACGAACCCGACCCCGCCGACCGCGAGCTCGCGCTCACGGCGGCCCCGTCCGAGGAGGACGTAATCGCGATGAGCACCGAGCAGACCGCCGCCGAGCAGACCGCCGAGAAGGCCCCCGAGTCCTCGAAGGAGGTCGAGAGCCTGAAGGCCGAGCTCGCCGCGGCCCTGGAGAACCTCGCCGCCGAGAAGAAGGCCCGCGAGGCCCGCGAGGCCGCCGAGCTCTCCGACCTGGAGAAGGCTCAGGCCGCCGCGGAGGCCGCGGAGAAGCGCGCCGCGGAGGCCCAGCGTGCGCTCTTCGTCGAGCGCGCCGTCCGCGCCCACAACCTTCCCGAGGAGGTCGTCGAGTTCCTGACCGGCGACTCCGAGGAGGAGATCTCGGCGAAGGCCGAGCGCCTGGCATCGCTGGGCAAGCCGAAGGAGGCCGAGCCCGCGGGCGGCGAGGAGCCGCGCGTCTCGACTCGTCCCGAGCCCGCTCTCACGCCGGGCCACGGCGGCGAGTCCCCGGCTCCGTTCGACCCGTCCGCGATCGCTGAGGCGACGCGCGGCGGTTTCTGACCAAGTCCCGCCCCTCCGGGGCACGACTCCACAAGGAGGAGCCCTAATGGCTTCGAGCATCACCCCGAAGAACGCCTCGACCCCGACCTACGGCGGGACCGCGGGCGACGTTTACACGCCCGAGCAGGCCGTCGAGGTGGCCGCGACCATCGCCGCCGAGGAGTCCTCGCTCGCCGCCCTCGTGTCGCGCAACCACGCCGACGCCTTCATGGCGCCCGGCAAGGGCGGCGCCCCGATCTTCATCAAGCAGCCGACGACCCTCGTCGCGCGGACGCGGAAGATCGACGACACGTCCTCGCAGCTCGTCATGGACAAGATCGCCGAGAAGGGCGTGACGGTCAACCTCTCCCGCGAGATGGACTACTCCGCCGTCGAGCTGGACGAGGCCGACCTCAACCTCAACCTGACGGACTTCACGAAGCAGGTTCTCCGCCCGCAGGCCGAGGCCGTCGTGGAGCAGATCGAGCAGAAGGTCGCCGCGACCCTCCTCGGCGTCGCGACGCCCGACAACTTCACCGCGAAGTACGACCCGGCGAACCCGGTCAAGTTCTTCACCGCCGTGCGGAAGTACCTCCGCGACAACGGCGTGGCCGTCGAGGGCCTGAACGTCCTCGTCGGGACGGAGATCTTCGCGAACCTCCTCGACTCCGACGTCCTGACCGACGTCGGCAAGTCCGGTTCGACCGCCGCTCTCCGCGAGGCGAGCGTCGGCAAGGTGCGCGGCCTGACCGTCGTCGAGTCGACCCGCGTCGACGAGAACGAGTTCGTCGCCTTCCACCGCGACGCCGTCACCCTCGTCACCCGGGCCCCCGCGGTGCCGCAGGGCGCCTCCTTCGGCGCGACGATCTCCGAGCGCGGGTACTCGATGCGGTACCTCCGCGACTACCTCGCGGGCAACACCGTGGACCGCTCGCTCCTGGCGACGTTCTCCGCGGTCGGCATCCTGCCGACCTACCGGGTCGTGCGGACCGGCACCGGCTCGGCGTCGCCGAACCAGCCGACCGGCACCGTCGAGATCGTCGAGATCCCGAACGGTGGCATCCTCCACGTCGCCGACGTGACCGAGGACCGCGACGTCGACCCCGAGGCGTGATCGCGTGAGGCGCCTCCCGTCGGACCTACCCGCGGGAGGCGCCTCGTGCGCCTCTGAGAGCCGTTAAGGAGCGTTCCCTATGCCCACCCCCCTACCGCCCGCCCTCGCACGCCTGGAGGCCGTTCTCGGGCTCCCAGCGGGCACCCTGGAGGGCGCGGACAAGGCGCGCGCCGAGGAGGCACTCTCCGGCGCCGCGACCCTCGTCCTCGAAGAGGTGCCTCTCTCCGTCGCCGAACGGTGGAAGGTCGACGCCCCGGACGTCGCTGTCCTCGTCGTCCTGAAGGCCGCTCGCCGCGAGTGGGAGAACCCCCGCGGCCTGGAGACGGAGTCGCTCGGCGACCACGCCGTAGGGCTCTCTGACGCTTCGGGCGTGTACCTCTCGCCCCGCGAGGTCGCCCTCGTCCGGCGAGCTGGGCGCCGGGGCCGCTCCGGCGGCTTCGTCGGCTCGGTCCGCACGCCGTCGGCGTACTACGACCCGCCGGAGCTCCCGTGAGCGCCTGCGAGTGCGAGCACGACTCGCCGACCTTCTACGTCCTGCCCGTCACCGCTGACGGGCAGGACGGCCCGCCGATCCCCCTCGTCGCCATGTGCGACGTCGTCACCGAGGAGGCGCCGACGTGAGTCTCTTGCTCGGCTACGGGCCTCCTCGCTTCGTCCGCCTCCGGGCGGGCACCGTCCCCGACACCTACGGCGACCCCGTCGAGTCGTGGGATCCCGAGCACGTCCAGCGGCTCCCCCTCCCGGGCGCTCGCGCGCAGGTGCGCGACGTCGTCGAGGAGGAGGGCCTCGTGCACCGCGTCATCCGGCGCGAGCGCGTGCTCTACATGCCCGGCACCCCGGACGTACGCGCCGAGGACCGGATCGAGGAGGCGGGCGAGGTGTGGCGGATCGACGGCGACCCCGTCGTCCGTACGCGCCTGTCCGGCCCTCCCGAGACCGTCGCGACCCTGACACGGAAGACCGGGTGATCCCCCGCATGGCAAAGATCCGCCTCGACTCCGCCGGGATCGGCGCGCTTCTCGTGAGCTCAGAAGTCGCGAAGGTGATCAACCGCCTCGGCGAGTCCATCGCCGCGAACGTCGACCCGCCGCTACCGCACTCCGGCGCCGTGAAGGTCGACGTCACGCCGCGCACGGCGACGACGCTCGGGCGCTCCCCGCGAGCCGCCGTCGACGTGACCCTCGTGCACCCCTCCATGCCCGCCCTGGAGGCGAAGTACGGCACGCTCACGCGCGCCGCGGCAAGCGCCGGGCTCGAAGTCACGGAGCAGACACCGTGAGGACGCCGATCATGTTCCCCGACCCGCGGCTCGGCGTCCGCGACCTCCTCCGCGAGCTCCTCGCGGGCCGTACGGAGCCGTACGCGCGCGACGTGGAGGTCTCCACGCGCGGGCCGTCCTCGCGCTCTGACGAGACGGGCGGGCGTCCCTACGTCCGCGTCGTCTCTGACGGGCGCTTCCGCAACTCGCGCCTGAACGGGCGCGCGACGGTGCGCGTCATCGTCTGGCATCGCGACGACGGCGCCGCCGAGGCGCTCGCGGCGCTCTGCGAGGCGCTCCTTCTGGCCGCGCACGGTCACGGCGTTCGGGGCTTCTCGCCCCTCGTCGGGCCGCGGCCTACCGGCGACCCCGACACCGGGGCGCCTATGTCCTATTTCACCGTGACGGCGCGGCTTACCCCGCTCGCCGTCTGACACCGAAGGAGGCCGCCGCATGGCAGGCGACCCGAAGAACACCGCCATTTGGGACGGTGCCGACGTTTACATCAACTTCTCCTCTGGCGCCGCAGGCCCCGAGGACACCTCGACCCCCTGGGGCCTCGGCTGGGAGGCCGCGGGCCTCCTGGACGGCGAGGCGGGCTTCGTCGAGGGCCGCGAGGAGGAGTCCGGCGAGCACTACGCATGGGGCGGCATCCTCCACAAGCGCACCCGCTCGCAGCACAAGCGGACCGTCGCCTTCACCGCCCTGGAGGACAACGAGGTCACCTTCCGCCTCGTGAACCCCGGGAGCGAGCGCTCCGCCGAGGGCGGGCTCATCAAGTCGACGATCAAGATCCCGACGACCGAGCAGTTCTCGATCGGCCTGGAGACGCGCGCGGGCAGCCGCGTCAAGCGTCGCTGGGCGAAGGTCGCCGAGGTGCAGGAGGTCGGCGAGATCACCGAGAACGAGACGGACCCGACCGTCTACGAGATCACGGTCGTCCTCTTCCCCGAGGAGGACAAGACCCTCTGGCACATCGTCGAGGACGACCCGCACGGCGTGCCCAACGACTGACCGACTCGACGGAGGGGCGCTCGCGCGGGGCGCCCCTCCGTTGTCTTCACCTTCACCCGCGCACCCTCTCCGAACCGCGCTAGGAGCGTTCACACATGGCTAAGTCCCCCGTCGCCGCCGAGGCCCTCAACGAGGCCGTCTCCTTCTCCTTCAAGGGCGAGACCTACACGATCCCCGCCGCGAACGAGTGGCCGTACGAGGCCCTCGTCGCCTTCGAGGAGGGCAAGATCGCCTCCCTCATCGGGCAGCTCCTCGGCGAGGAGCAGCACGCCACCTTCCGGGCAACGAAGCCCCGTCTCGGCGACGTGAACGAGTTCGTCGTCGAGCTCCAGAAGGCCGCCGGGATCTCGGGAAACTGACGGCGCTCGCCGCGCTCCTCCGCGATGCGTCCGACGAGGTAGAGGCGGATCTCCTCCGCTTCTACCGCGTCGACCTCCGCGACCTCTGGCGCGGCGAGCTCTCACTCCGTCGGTTCTCGATCCTCATCGCCGCCCTCCCGCCGGACTCGGCGACCTCTCTCCGCTACTCGCAGGCGGGCACCGGCTGGACGATCTCCGCCTTCTTGCTCGCCGACCTCTTCCATGCCCTGACCGGCAAGGCTCACCCGTCCCGTCCGACGGCGAAGAAGCCCGGCGGTCGGGCCTCCTCCACGTACCGCGCGAAGCGCGAGGCGCTGGAGCGTCAGCGCGCCCGCCTGGAGGCGCAGAAGTCATAACCCCCGAGGAGGCCCCGCCGTGTCAAACGTCGGCTACGCGACACTCACCGTCATTCCCTCCGCGAAGGGCTTCGGCAAGGCGCTCGGCAAGGGCCTCGACGGCCCGATGCGCTCGCAGGGCAAGGCGTCCGGCAAGGCCCTCGGCGGGGGCGTCCTCGGCGCCCTGAAGGGCTTCGCGGGCCCGCTCGCCGCCGTCTTCGCGGGCGTCGAGGTCTTCGGCTTCATGAAGGGCGCGATCGCCGAGGCAGGCAACCTGGAGCAGTCGATCGGCGCGATCGATTCCGTCTTCAAGGAGTCCGCCGGGCAGATGCACGAGTGGTCGCGCACCGCCGCGACCGACGTCGGACTGACGCGCAACGAGTTCAACGAGCTCGGGACGCTCATCGGGACGCAGCTCAAAAACGGTGGCACGGCGATGGAGGAGCTCGGGCCGAAGACTCAGGAGCTCATCGGGCTCGGCGCCGACCTGTCCTCCATGTTTGGCGGCACGACCGCCGACGCCGTCGGGGCGCTGTCCTCGGCGCTGAAGGGCGAGCGTGACCCGATCGAGCGCTTCGGTGTCTCGCTCACGCAAGCGGCGATCGACGCCGAGGCCGCGGCGCTGGGCTTCGACAAGGTCGGCGGCTCGCTCTCCGCGGAGGCGAATCAGGCCGCGACCCTCTCGCTCATCATGAAGCAGACGTCCGACGCGCACGGCAACTTCGCGCGCGAGACGGACACGCTCGCGCATCAGCAGCAGGTGCTCTCCGCGGGCTGGACGGATCTCTCCGGCAAGATCGGCGGGCTCTTCGTCCCCGCACTGACCGGGATCCTCACGGGCGTCAACACCTACGTCGTGCCGGGCCTGACGCGCTTCGTCGACGGCATCGCAGGCGTCAAGGCGATCCTTACCGACGGCTTCAGCGAGGAGATCCGCGAGGCGTTCGGCTGGGAAGAGGACTCCGGCATCGTCGTCACGACGCTCCGCATCCGGGACGCGCTGACCGGACTCCGCGACCTCCTCGTGGGAGGCGACTTCACCGGGGCGCTCACGAACGCTTTCGGCTGGGAGGAGGACCACCCGGCCGTCGCGGGCCTCCTGGGCCTCCGTGACGTCGTCTCCGAGGTCTTCTCGGCGATCGGGGAGGCGTTCTCCTCCTTCGACTTCGGCGCGCTCCTGGCACCGATGGGCGAGGCCCTGTCCTCGATCGACTTCGCCGCGATCCTCGGGCCGATCGGCGACGTGCTCGCCACGCTCGGGCCGACCCTCTCCGAGGTCGCCGGTCCGGCCCTGGAGGCGATTCTCGCGCTCAATCCGCTTCGCATCCTCTTCGAGGCGCTCGCGCCGGTCCTGCCGACCCTCGCGGAGGCGATCGGCACGCTCGCGACGACGCTCCTCGGGGCGCTGACGCCGCTCATCCCGATTATCGCGACGGTCGCCGTCACGCTCGGGCAGGCGCTCACGTCGGCGATCGCTGGACTCGCCCCCATCATCGCGATGCTCATTCCGATCATCGCCGACCTCCTCGTGGGCGCCTTCCAGGCACTCACTCCGCTCATCGAAATGCTCCCGGGGCTCCTGGAGATCCTCCTCCCGCCGCTCCTCGGGCTCATGCCCGTTGTGCTCCAGGTGATCGAGGCGCTCCTCCCGCTCGTCGGTGTCTTCGCCGAGCTCGTGCAAACGCTCCTCCCGCCCCTCATTGGGCTCATCCTCGCGGTCGTCCCGCCGATCGTCGAGCTCGTCGCCTCGGTCGCCGAGGCGCTCGTCCCGGTGCTGGAGCTCCTGGCCGGGTACCTCGGCGACTTCGTCGTGCCGATCCTCGGCGTACTCATCGGCTGGGTCGGCAAGGTGATTGGCGTCATCCTCAACCTCGCCGGGCCGATCATCGGGGCCCTCGTGTCCGCGCTCTCGACCGCGATCGGTTGGTTCGCGGACATTATCGGCTGGGTCGCTGACTTCTTCGGCAACCTCGGGAACGTCGGCGAGGCGATCGGCAACTTCAAGGACACGATCTCCGACGGGATCTCCGCCGTCGTGGATTGGTTCATGGAGCTCCCGGGCAAGATCATCGACGCGATCTCCGGCCTCGCGGGTGACCTCCTGGAGGCGGGAAGGAACGTCATCCAGGGCTTCATTGACGGCGTCAAGGGCATGGCAGGGGCCGTGATCGACTCGATCAAGTCGACGATTACGGACTCCCTGCCCGGCTTCGTGAAGACGGCGCTCGGGATCCACTCCCCGTCGCGGCTCTTCCGCGGCTTCGGTCAGGACACCGCCGCCGGTATGGCTCTCGGCATCCGGGACGGCGCGGACGCCGTCGCCGACGCCGCGGACGCGCTCGTCCCGTCGGCTCCGTCGATTCGGGCCCCGGAGGTCTCCGGCGGGGGCGTCATGGGCGCGCTCTCGGCAGGCGGCGGAGCCCCGCTCGTCGGCTCCCTCACCCTCCAGTCGAACGGCGACGTCCGCGACGACCTGGAGGAGGCCCTCTTCCACCTTCGCCGCACCGCCCGAGGAGGCGTCTTCTAATGCCCGCTGACTGGACTCTCACCTACCCCGGGACGTCGCTGGACTTCGGCTCGATCCGGTCCGGCTACGTGTTCCGCACCGCGCCGGAGATCTCCGATCCCGAGCGCGAGACGGACGACGAGCGGCTCCCGCGGGCGGACGGAGTCGCCTTCGGGCGGGACTACTTCGGCGGGCGGACGATCACCTTCGAGCTGGACGCGGTCGCGGACGGCGAGGCGGCTTTACGCGCGAGCGTGGGCCGCCTCGCTCAGGCGTGGCGCGCCGACCGCGTGCGCTCGACCCCCGGCGCTATGGCGACCCTCGTCGCTCGGCACGCCGGGGGCGAGCGGCTCATCTACGGGCGTCCGCGGCGCTTCGCGACGATCGACACCGTCACCCCGCAGGGTGTGTCCGCGGTCGTCGCGGACTTCGCGACCGCCGATGACCGCTTCTACTCCGTCACCGAGCACTCCGCGGTCGTCTCCCTCGTCCCGGAGCCGACGGGCGGGCTCCTCGCGCCGCTCGCCTCGCCGCTGACGACGTCCGTCAGCTCGCGGCGGACGACGGTTGTCGACGTCGGCGGCGTGCTCGGCGCGTGGCCCGTCGTGACGATCGAGGGCCCCATCGCCGACCCGGTCGTCGAGATCGGGCCCGTCACGCTCGCGTTCACGATCGGCCTCAACTATGACCACCGCCTCGTGATCGATACGCGCCCGTGGGCGCGGACCGTGCTCCGTAACGGGGCCTCCTTCGCGGGCGCGCTCACCCGGCGGTCGACGCGCCTCTCGCGCGCCGAGATCCCTCCCGGGCGTCACCAGTTCGTCCTACGCGGCTCGTCGGCGACCGGCACCGCTACCGCCCGTCTCGCATGGCGCGAGTCCTACCCGTCTCTCTGAGGAGGCCCTAATGACTTGGGATGCTGTCCCGTGGTTCGTCGGCGGAGGCGCCGAGCACTCCCCCGAGGTCGCCCGCCTCCTGGCCTACGCCGCGACCGGCGGGGCCGAAGGCATCGTCCTTCCGACCGACCTTCGCGTTGCCCCTCTGTCCGTCCCCGGCTCGGGCGTGCGCGTTCTGCCCGGTGCCGCCCTCGTGCGCAACCGCGCGAGCGGCGGGGCCCTTCAGACCTACGTCGCCCGGCTCCCCGTGGCGAATACCGTCTCGATCTCCGCGACCGGCTCCGGCGCGGGCCGCTCCGACCTCATCGTCGCGCGGATCGAAGACCCGTACGTCGCCGGGACGCCGTACCAGGAGCCCGAGAACCCCGCGAGCGGCCCCTACGTGTTTACACGGGTGATCTCCAACGTCCCGAAGGGGACGACGCGCCTTCAGGATCTCGCGGCGCACGCGAACTCCAGCGCGATCACCCTCGCGCGGGTCGACCTTCCGGCCTCGACCGGCACCGTGACCGCCGCCATGATCACCGACCTCCGCGAGGTCGCGATCCCGCGGCAGACCCGGCGTCTGTTCACGTACAACCTGTCGTCCGGCGACGGGACGCACTACCTCTCCTCCGACGGTGCTGAGCAGTTCTGGCCGAACGTCCCCGACACGGTCTGGTACGTCGACATTCCCGAATGGGCGACGCACGCGAACATCATCGGTCATTGGGGCGGCGTGAAGATGCAGAAGTCGACCGCCTGGGGCACCGTATGGGTCCGCCTGGGGCGGCCCGACGGCTACGGCGAGGGCAACGTCCGCACGCAAGACCAGCGATGGGACGCCGAGGCGTCAGGCACGGCGAACGACCAGGTCCGCGAGACCTGGGCCGCCGCGGACGACGTCACGATCCCCGCCGCGATGCGTGGGACACGGCAGCCCATCCGCCTCATGGGCCGCCGCTCGGCGGCCGGCGCCTCCCCGGGGCTCGACTCCGCCTCCTCGATCTCCGTTGACGTCCAGTTCACGGAGGGCCCGGCCTAATGTCCGAATGGCGCTACATCGCGCAGCGGGCGACGACCGGGGAGTTCCTCGATATGGAGCTCCCGCTCGCGCGCGACGACCTCTCCTGGACCCTGTCGGGGCCCGGCTCGCTCCGCGGGCGCGTGGCGCCGGACGTCGGCTCTCTCCGCGGCCCCGATGGGCGCCTCCTCCTCGAAGAGTGGGGAACGCTCCTCTACGCGGAGGCCGACGGCGTCATCCGGTGGGGCGGCATCCTCGTCTCGTCGAGCTTCTCCGGCTCCGCCTGGACGATCGAGGCCGCGGGCTTCACGACCTACCCGCACGGGATCCCCTACGGGGGCCGCTACACGCGGACCGGCCTCGACCCCGCCGACGCCGTCCGGCACCTGTGGTCGCACGTCCAGGGCTACCCCGACGGGAACCTCGGCGTGACGGTCACCGGCTCCACTCCGGCCCGGCTCGGTACCGCCGAGGAGCCGTACGAGCTCGCGTGGTTCGACTCGCCGGACTGTGGCAAGGAGATCGACGACCTCGCGAAGGAGACGCCCTTCGACTACGTCGAGGAGCACCGCTGGAGCGGCGAGGAGATCCGGCACGAGGTCAAGATCGGCGCTCCGCGGCTCGGGCGCCGCCGGACGGACCTCGCCTTTATCCAGGGCGACAACGTCGTGAGCCTCGTCTCCCCCGACCGTGACGGCGGCCTCTACGCGAACGAGGTCGTCGGGATCGGCGCGGGCGAGGGCGCGGGCTCGCTCCGGCGGACCGACGCCGTCCGCGACGGCCGTCTCCGCCGCCCCTTCGTCTACACCGCGAAGGACGTCCGCTCGGCGGACCGTCTCGACTCTCTCATCCGGCGCGAGCGGCTCCGGCGGTCGGATCTCCTGGAGATTTCGTCCGTCGACGTCCGCGAGCACCCGAACGCGCCTATCGCGTCGTGGAGCCTCGGCGACGACGTCCGTATCGACGCCTCGCTCCCGTGGCTCGGCGACGTCTCGCTCTGGTGCCGGATCACCGGCTGGACGCTCAGGAGCGATCACACCGCGACCCTCCAGCTCGCGCGCTCTGACTCATTCACCTACGGAGGTTGACTACATGGCATCGTCGGCTCAGGCCCTTGCGGCGCAGCTCGCCGACCTCACCCGGCGCCTTGCGGCGCTGGAGCGCGGCTCCCAGCTCTCACACTCGACCTTTCCCGGCCCGAACGAGGCGCCCGTCCGCGTCGTCGACGGGCTCCGGGCGGGCGTGGAGGCGGGCTCGCTGGCCGCCGAGGCGATCGAGCGGGCGACGTCCGCGGAGGCGAAGGCCGACGGTGCCGTGGTCTCCTTCTTCGGCGACGAGGAGCCCGAGGGGGCGAAGGAGGGCGACCTCTGGCGCAAGACGAGCGGCGACGTCCTCCAGTACGTCGGGGGCGAGTGGGTCGCCGTGAGCGACCCGGAGATCCGCGCCGACCTGGACGAGGCCCTCGGGCGCCTCTCCGGCGCCGAGGAGGCACTCGACGGCAAGGTGACCACCTACTTCCGCCCCGAGAGCGACCCACCGAGCGGGCAGGCCGTCGGCGACCTGTGGATCGTCGAGGGCACGAACGAGCTCCGCCGCTGGGACGGCTTCGCGTGGATCGACGCGCGCGACGTCGGCATCGAGGAGGCGCTCACCGAGGCCGGTAACGCGAAGTCCGCCGCCGAGCAGGCGTGGCGCGACGCGGGCGATGCGAAGCGTGACGCGACCTCGGCGCTGGAGTCCGCGGCCGGGAAGACCCGCGTCACCTTCTCGCCCGACGACCCGTCCGCCGACGGCACGACCGGCGGCGATATTTGGTTCAAGCGCGACGACCGCGACCGGATCGTCGGACAGTGGGAGTGGGACGCCGACCTCGCACAGTGGCTCCCCGTCACGCTCAGTAGCGAGGTCATCGCAGGGCTGGACGTCGGGAAGCTGACCGTCGGGACGGCGGAGGTCTCTACGGGCGTCGTCGAGCACCTCCTCGCGAAGAACGTCCAGCTCCCGGGCACGCTCCGCGCGACGCAAGACTCCTTCGAGCTGACTCTCTCGGGCCGCGGCGTGACGATGCTGTCGAAGCAGGCGGCGACGTTCTCCCACCTCAGCGGCGACGACGGCACCAACGCCACGGAAGTTAACGTCGCGCTCGATGGACTCATCTACTCGCGCGCCGAGTGGGGCAGCGACGTGATCGTCGGACGCGACCCCGCGACGGGGGCGATCGTCCGCCAGATCCCGGGGACCGGCGCGACAGCCTACTGGCTCGCCGAGCACGGCGGCCACCTCTACACCCAGGCCGCACCCTCCTCGACGGGGAGGCCCCGGCTCCGCGTCCTCACCCCGACCGGGAGCCTCGTCCGCTATATCACTCTCCCCGCGGGCGCAGGCGTCTATTCCTTCACGGTCATGGACGACGGGCGCATCGTCGGCATTGGCGGCCTGGAGCTCCGTGTCTTCTCCAGTACGGGGTCGCTCCTCCGCCGGATCCAGCTCCCCGGGGGTGAGCGGTACTCCCCGACGTCGCTCGCGTCGTACGGCGATCTCGTCTTCGAGGGCTTCGGCGACACGATCAACATCTGGCGCGCGTCGACCGGCGATCTCGCGGGTACCTGGCGGGTCGGGCCCGGTTCGCTGTACACGCTGACCGTGCACGACGGCACCCTCTACGTCCCCCTCACGGTGCTCGACCAGAACACCGACGACGACACGGTCGCGCCCGCCTACGCCCTCGGCTTCAACCTCGACACGATGACCGAGGCG